TCTTCTGTGTCATGCTGAGCACCATAAGCACCTTTGTTTGCATAGAAAAAGCCATCTAACAAGTCATCGTGCTTTCCCCTGGGAAATAACAGGAGTTCAGATTGAAAGTCTTCCATATCCTTATCCATGTATACATTGCCTCTTGCAAATAGGGGCTGTAAGGATTCTAATCTACGAGACTTTGATGTTCTTGGGTTCTCTTTCACATTGAGTCCTGGTATAAATAGATTCTCATCCTCACAGCGTTTTATCACATACTCACGTAACATTTCTTGATAACCAACACTCTCTATCCGTGTTTTACTAGAACGATACTTTCTAAAGTTATCAACGATGGCTTCTGCCAAATTTAGTGGGGTAGCCCTTTTTCTGTAATATGGTAATACATAACGATTACCTTCTGCATCTACACCAATATTGAATATTACACTATAATCTGCTGTCTGTTTCGTACTACTCGCTGGGTCTACCCCAGTAAAGATATTTATAGGGATTTGTTTCTTTTGTGGCTCTGTCATTTCCAGAAATGCTTCTTTCGCATCATTTAACCAGATAGTCCCTTTGTAATAACGGAAATCGTCTTTTCTAAATAGTTGGTCTTCGTCTCCTACTATTTCACACATATACTCCCTGTAGAATACAGAAAGCCTGTTTATAGACTCTAGTTCCTTTTTCTTTTCCAGTAATTTTGCAATAGACCACCAATCTTCCCATAAAGCAATGCCTTTATCTATATCTGGCTTGTATTCCAGATTTACCCATCCGTGCATTTCTTTCAATGTTTCAACCATACAGCGTTCATGCTGTGGTGTTCCAATTACAATTACCCTACCTTTACGTGGGTCAACTGAAGGAACAGCCGATTGTAGCAACCACCTAAGGTTTGACTCCATAGCCTCGGCTGTTTTGGTATTATTTTCATCCTCTGGGTCATCAATGATAATAAGCGTGGGTCTTTGGTTCCCTATTTTTATTCCACGTAACTGCTGACCTGTCCCTTTGCAGATTATCATTGACCCATCCTTCAGTTCAATTTCTGCTTTCGCCCAACTCTTTGCTGAGTGTTGCCCCCAATATCCAAACAACTGACGAAATGATTCGCTAAAGTCTAGCGTATCTTTAATTAATCCTAATAACTTTACTGCATGGTCTTGTGTTCTTGACGACAAGACTATTAATTTTTTCCCCTCTCCAAACATCAAGTGGTGCATAGGTAGTATACCACCTACAATAGATGACTTCGCATGACCTCGTGGAGCAATAATGTTTATTTGCTTATTGTCCAGATTAGAAACGTGCTTTGCTAAATTATAATGAAAGTCTGGGGATTTAGCAGAGAACATCTGAGGAATACAGACCTTACCAAACAACATCATGTCATTCTTTATTTTCTGTAATACCTGTTTATGTTCCTTCTTATCCATTCAATCCCCATTGCATCATTATATCTTCCCACACGAGTCCAAAACAGAATCCAATCATAATGCCTATGAATATGCCTATAATTGTGTAATCTATTTTTTCGTCTGTTCCAATTAAGTGTTTATACTTAGACCTAATAGTCTGCTCCTATCAAATACGAAGTATCATCAACATAAGCCTTTAACCCCATATCGTCTGCTACTTCTTGCATCACTCTACAAAAAGAATCTAGTTTAGCGATATTCTTTCCTTTTGCCTCTACCACTACGTGTTTTTTTGACTTTACGCTTTCTAGATTTTGTACTTTTGCTTCCTTTTTTTCCATATTTAGGCATCCTGTTTCCTTTCGAGTTTCAACTTACGTGTTTCCTCAGTTTGTATTTCATCAAGTATTTTCTTTGATACGTCAATCTGAACAGAATCTGTTACCTGTTGTTTATTCGGTAACATATCCATAATACGAATATATTGTTCAGCACCTCGTAACATATTACTTGGGTCACCATTTTGCTTTGCTAGTTCAATAGCACTTGCTATTATATCCAAAACATCTCCTTGGTTCAAATCTCTATCATCCAAGTAGTCTTGAATCTTCTTATCAATTAATGACATTATCTTCTCCGACTTAAATAATCGTTTAACTGTAGCACCTGGCACTTGCTGATTAGGTCTATATATCTCACCAATGGCATTCCAATCTATTTTACCAGTCTGCATCATCTGCTGGACATATAGGTTTACAGCGTTTTTTGCCCTAGTGGTGGCACTTTCTCTTTCATCCCAAGACCTTATACCCATTTGACTAAATTCGCCAGAATCTCGATGAGGTTCGTACAATAACTTGGCTCGTTTACTTACCCAAGCCCTTGCAAATGGGAAAATCTTCTGATATGCGTCCTTATATTGCTTAACATCTAAGCATTCAGACACAAATCCATCGTCTGAAAGAGCATAATCTCCCTTTTCAGCCTTTTTCCACTCAATAAACTCCAAATCACGCTCAATTGCTTCCTCTTTTGTGAAAACAGGGTACGTAACATCCTTAAAATCGTTGATTTTTAGTTTTCTAGTTATGAAGTCCATCGTTTTTAGGTTCTACAAATTCATATTGATTGTGCTCATAGCACCAATTATCACTATTTATTATAAAATTCTTGTAAGAATGCCTTGTGCTGTCTTGGTCTAGCAACCAAATAGACGCAATTTGCTCTGTTTCGTGGTTTATTTCGTAACCTAACACAGACCACCCTGTGCAATCGCTGATTAATCCCATGCTAAGTAGCATAGACCCTACTATTTTCATTGTACTGTTCTTTCCTCATTAGTTTGTTAACAAAAGCCTTTGTATACCTCAGTTCTTTAACTTGCCAATTGCTAACTTCTGAGTGAGCCACTAAATAATGCTCTGCTGTATAATCTGGCATGAGTTTCACAAACCAATAGAAATCACATTTCTTCTTGGAATTGAGATGAGCCTTATAATTAACATACAGGTTGGTGGTACTTTGCTTGACGCCTTTCACGTCAATTAGTTTGCCATCAATAACGATGTCTGGTTCTGGTAAAGGGTGTACGTCCACAAGGGTTGCAGACTTAAAAGGTATAGAATTTTCTACTAAAAAATTTTGTGCAACGAGTTCTGCCAATATACCCAACTTGGAAATCTCGTGTTCTTGTTTGCCTCTATGTGTCTCACTTCCTTCGTGATACACATCGGCTGATAATTTGCTTCTGAGGGTAGCCATCTCTTCTGCAATTTTCTCCAAGATGACAGGATACTCCTGTTTCCCTTTAAAAATCACAATCCCCCCATAGTGTACACTACAGTATATGTATATATAATACAGTTCAACACTACTGTAGTGTATACATTACTGTAAAAAAGCATCCGTTGACCCCAGGTTGTCAAGTCTTTTTTAATCATAATCTGGTATATCTTCATATAATTCTTCACGAAGCAATTCCATACGCTCTTCAATTAGACATTCTGCCTCGGCAATACTCAAATAAATAAACATTTCATCAAACTCTTCTGGTTTCAACTCTACTACTTCAAACTGACATGAATCTTTGTTCCAACGTTCTATCTTCATTGGCAATACTATCACGTTTGTAGGGGGGTGTCTCAAGCGTACAAAAAATCTTGAAAAATAGTTTTAGAGTGTGTGTGAGTGATATATAGTGTATCCACCCCCACCCTGTTCGGGTCATGGGGGGACACTTTTTCGTTGAAACTTTCAGTTTCATCTCAGTGCAGTTGCTCCCAAGTGTCCCCAACTCTGACCCTCAAGGGTTCCCTTGCTGTACCTGATGTCTATGACTATCAGAATCTCTGGTGAAGATAGATTTGGTAAGCGTTCATTACTGAACGACAAACCTATCTCAGAGTATTCTGCTGATGAAGTCACCTCTATGGTTGACTCTTCATGCTCAGTCTCAGTCTTTCTTAAAGACGAGACTCGTGCTGAAGATGCCAAGTCCTTAGTGGCTGACTTCTTCTCCCACTTCGAGGGCGACATCATCTCGAAAGCGACAAAGTACGGCTGGGTTGTTACCCAGGAACTTCGTCCAACTCGTGATGACGCCACCTCGCTACGTGCACTTCTAGCGAAGAGCCAGTAGAGTCAGTGGGTCTGTACGCATCTGTGTCCAAGGCTTTGCCTTGCAGACCAGATTGTACAGGCAGAATTAAGTGCTGAGCAACCTCCAATCACGCCAAACTGCTCCAGTCTGCGACTGTCTTCGTTCTCTGTGATGTGTGCGTTTGCTACATCACTTAATCCGTGCATTAAAAACGTGCACACTTTAAAACAAAGGAGGATTTTGCGATGGGATTATTATGGTCTAATAGCAAATACTGGTTGTTTGAAACAATGTTTGGCTCACTTATTGAAGTGGAGAAAGCCAAGCATCCTACTTATG